CTATTACTGGTTTTATTCTCGCTCTTGCAATTATAACATTAATTGTAAAGATGTATAATATTAAATTACCGTGGGTTAATGATGATAAGAATGCGGAAAAATTAATCGATTATATTACACCTGAAAATTTAAAGGATGCTCAGAACAATATTGTTATTAATGATAACCAATATGAAAAAGAATGGAAAGGTATTAAAGGAGTATATGGTGAGGAAGTTTATGGAGCTCAAGGTTTAGAGATTCTTCCTGGATATTCTAAAGAGTAAATTTAATTTATTTGATTTAAATATTTTTATTAGAACTCAGGTTCACTTCTGTTAAATACATTTTCGTTAAAAGCAGGACGAGATTCTACGCTTATATTTGTTTTTGTTCCCTTATTATTTTTGAATACATTTACTGTTAAAATAATAAATAGAATTACCATAATAATAGATATAAATGTCATAAATGATGTTGTGCTTAGGTAAAATATATATTTATTTTCTGATAGTTCAGCACGTATAGTAGTAACAAGAACTACCATAATAACAGAGAATACCAATACTACAAATGAAAATATACTAATAAATAATTTAATATCAAGTAAATAACCCCAAACTAATGATAAGGTTAATAACATAGCAGATAAAACTACACCAACACCTATAAATGTTCGACTAGTTGATTTCTTTGCAGTAGGTTCGTCAATAAATTTTTCAATATCCATAATATACTTATCTATTCTTTTTAAAAGAAATTTTATACTGATAAAAATAATTTATATATACTAAATATTAAGCTTCCATAAAAGAAGATATATAATCATAAATAATAACATTGCACGAATAAAGAAATCGTATGCTTCAAACTGTGATAGTTTAGGATATTTTTCATAAATAAATTGTAAAGTTTGAGGATAAAACATTATCATTGCTGCAATTGTGGCAATTAACGCCTTTTTTGCTTTTTCACTATCAATCATCGATTTAGAAGCATCATTTAATGAATTATACTGTTGAACGTTAACTTGTGGTTGAACAAATTGAGGAGCTGGTTGATATGCGACAGGTGGAGGGGTATATGTATGAACTACTGGTTCAGGTTTCTTTGCTTCTTCTAGAATAGCTTTAACTTCAGGATCATCTTCGTGAGATTCATTATCAGACGGAATTTCTTTAATAGGAATATTTGATATAGGTGTATTCATAGACATCAATGTTATTAATATAAACATATAGAATAAAAATTAAAATTTAAACGCCCAATACTCTCTATATACTTGTTACAACAGATTCATCTTTTGGACAAGAAACAGATTTAGTATTATACTTATAACAGTTACCTTCAAATTCATAAGTTTTCGAAGTCATTTCATTTATATTAGGTGCTTGTATTACGATACATTTCTTATCTTTACAAACTCGTTGAAACATTAATGCAAAAGCAAATCCAAATATAGCGGATATAGCCATTTGTCCTTTAGAATTATAGAATAATCGATCAGTTAAGCCATTTATATCAGTAAATAATTTACGCATAATACTCTAACTCTATATGATATAGATAAAATTATAAAGAAACAGGTTGTTTAACTGAATTATTAGAACATTCAACTTTGGTAGCTTCATATTTATAGCAATTTTTAGCAGGATCTTGATAAGTTACATTACTTGCATTATCAGGGGTAGGATACTTTATAACAATTTTTGGTTTTGGTGTATTTATATAAACAAAGAACATGCCAAATGCGAATGCAATAATAAATGAACTAAAATGTATTTTAAATGATGCCATATCTTCTATTCTTGTAAAATATTAATTAATTCAATAATCATATGATCCTGGAATCTAACCCATTTTTCAAAATTTGCTTTTTGTTCTTCCTTAGTGCTATTTTCAAAATCTGTTTTATATTGTTTATTTTCAGCAGATAATTGTTCGTATTTTTTATTAAAATCATTATTTGGTTGAATATTATTCATCAAATATTTATCTTGAATTGAATTTTGTTCGTGCATCCATTTTGTATGATTATCTTGCCAAGATTGATATTTTTTAGTTACAAAATCCAAGTTAGAACTTTTATTATGTATATATTTTTTTAATTCTAAGTAAAATGATGTCAGCATTCTCTAAAAAATAAGGAGAGTTTTTATTCCCTTGATAAAATCCAAGGTGAAACATCTTCAAATAAACTCTTAAAGTGGGTTTGTAATTTTTGTTCGTCACTTAATTGTTCCTCATATAAACTACGAGGAATATATTTTACCTCTACTTTTGGTTCTGGGCATTTACTGTTCTGTTGATAATAGCCTTGAACAACTAAAAACATACCAATAAACAATAAAAACACAGATATCGCTTTCATATATTTATTACCTCTGTTTATATTAAATACTTTTTATTCACATATCAAACGTTTTTCCAAATATTATACGTATTTTTCGTTTAACAGCCAAAAAACATAAATTAAAAAAAACAATAACAATATTAATTAGCTTTTTCATTATATAAATTAAAGTATTTTATTTTCATTATATAAACTTATTCTGTTTTATCTTCTGTAGTTTCAGAAGTATCCATTCCTTGTTCAGTCTCCTGAATCATTTCTAGTTCCTTTCGTTCAGTAAGGGGATCTTTCTTCTCAAGATTTTCCTTAAGCTTCTTCTGTGCATCTTCCATCTTTTCACGTTTACGCATCTCGTAGAATTCATCACGAAGACTCATATTATCCTGATATTCTTTCATTAGAGTATTCAATTGAGATTCAGCATATTCTTGGTTTTGCATATCTTCGGGATTAGGACTCCAAGGGCACCATACACCAACTTGACCGACGAAAATATCAAAGTTCTTATCACCTAGACGCCTTAACGTCTCAGCACGAACTTGTGCTTCCTTTAGTGTTTCGAATACACCACGAACTTTAATACCTCGAACAGTAGTTTGGAAATTATTTTGTTGAAGGTATTCTTTTTCAAGAGTTTCACCATTTACACGCTTGTAAAAACGGAAAGATTCTTGTAATTCTTTACCATCAAATATTTGAGCATTATTTTCACGAATAACTTTGATTGTATCTGCTTCATCTTTATATTTCATCGCTATCCCATTTAATAGTTCGTCCATATCATTTGAAAATTTAGTAAGGTATTTTTCAAAGAAATAAACCTCTTTATTTTTAATTACATTTTCAGGAGAAAGAAATGAAAGACAAACATAATTTTGTCCACGAATCGGTTTATCCTCTTCAAGATAATCTACTTCTTTGGTAGAAATAAGATTATCAGCACTCATTGTTTTATATCTGTATAATTTAAAAATGTATTATTTTTTTAAATAATTTTCTTTTATAAGTATATATAATAAATGGAATACTCTTTTGATTACCAAGAAATGTTTACCCGCGTTGTCAAATACCTTATTGAAGGTTTAGTAGTTGGTATTGTTGCCTCTATCCTCCCTGAGAAGCCTCTCTCTATGGATAAGGTAGTCCTTCTTGGTTTAACTGCCGCAGCAATGTTCTCTATCCTTGACCTTGTTGCCCCTTCCATTAGCAGCAGTGCTCGTCAAGGTACTGGTCTTGGTCTCGGTTTCAACCTTGTTGGTTTCCCCGCCCGTATGTAAAGTATTTAATCTAAACATTTTTTAAAAATAATTCTTTTTATATCGATTGGATAAACTCCCAATTTACTTCTTCACATATTTGTTTCCAAATTTGGTCTTGTAAATGTAATTTTTCACGACTTTTAAGAAGACTAAAGTATTTCAAATATTCATCTTTTTCCAATAATTGACAGAATTTATATAATACATAACTATATGATAAGAAGTTTTTACGATTTGACGGACAATATTTTAAGAACGGGGCTTGTATTTCTTTAAACATACTTCTTAATTTTTCTTCTAATTCCGGTGGAAAATCTGGTGCAGGAATTCCATTTAATCGATATATAATATAATAAATATGTTCGTAATACTTGTTTGTATTTATTTTTTTTAAAATCTCTCTCATCTTATTGTATGACAACTTTGATAGATCGCTAATTTTTTCTTTATTTATTTCATTTACAATCTTATCAAATATTTCCTCTGGAATATCTGTGCTTTCTTTACCTTGTATTTGACTAATCCATTCATTAAAGTGATTAATACGTTTATATGTATAATGAGACGCTTCTTTATTCGATTGTTTATATATTGGTCTATTCTGTTCAACAAGTAAAATTTCTTGATATCCACATATTGGACATATAATTAAACCTTCTTGTGCTAAACAATTCATATTAATATTACACTTTTCACACATATTCGATAATGAATCATTGAATGATTTCATATATTTATGATCTATTGCGTGTAGATATTCATCAACTA